ACCGAGAAGCTGTTACGCACTCGGCCAATCTTGATGTCTTGATCAAATGTGGACTCGTCGCAGTATTCGGTCAGCAGACGAATGTAGCCTTCACCGTAGGAAACTTGGTTCTCGCAGGCGGTGTCGTAGGCCACATCAGCGTCCGAGATGTACTCGATGTGACGGATCACGCCGTTGTACACATCAGCCACGTCCACGTCAGCTTTGTCGTCAGCCGGGATCACCTTGATGCCCGGGCGGTTCATGCGCTGCTCGTTGGTGATCTGCTTGACGTGCTGGGGCAGCTTGTTGATGGTCAAGCAGGGGCGGGCGTTGATGGTCTGGCCTTGGACCGCGCCACGAGTCTGGAGCACGTCAGCGGGCCACTGCCACTGGTTGTCCGGGGAGCCTGCGTAGAACCGCAGGTCATCGAGTTCGCTTTCACGGGTTTCGGAAAACGCCGAAATCGCCATCGTCATGCGACTGCGGGCAACGGTCAAAACGTCTTCGGAGCCGCCCTTGGACGGATACGGGCCGTTCTTTGCCACATTCGCTGCGGCCACGATTCCGGTTGTGTCTTTCATGCGTCAAATACTCCGAGGGTATGCGCCTCTCGCATTACGAGTAGGTCTTCGCCTTCCCATTGTAAGTCTTGACCGATCGAATCGCCAAATAGTACCCGATCTCCAACTTTGACATCTTTGGCGTCCGGTCCTGCCGAAATGACAACACCGGTGCCCGTTTGTTTCTGGCGCAATAGGATGAAAAGGTCGTGTTTCTCCATGTCAGGGCGCACGATCAGGCAGTCTTGGGTGGCGTGAAGTCTCATTTTTTGGTCTTCATGGGGGCTTTTTTCGCAGCTTCGCGCTTGACGCTGTACGCGATGGCAACGGCCTGTTTTTGGGGCTTCCCGGCCTTAATTTCAGCCTTGACGTTCTTGCGAAACGCCTCTTTGGATGTCGATTTGACGAGTGGCATCACTTGCCTTTCGCGGGCTTCTTGGCAGTCTTGGCAGACTCCTTGAACGCCTTGTTGGTGGGTGCGCCGGGGCTTCCGGGTTTGCGCATCTTTTCGCCGGAACCGGCTTTGATGCGGGCTTGCTTAGCGTGAATGTTGGCGTAGAGGCCGGGTTTAGTTGCCATGATCAGCACTTCCATCGTTTAAGTGATGCCTTGGCCCGCTCGGCTGGACCTTTGGCGTTTTTGACGACCCCTTCCATGCGGGCACAGAAACTGGCCTTACGGCCTGCGTCGGCTTTGGTCTTGGGGTTTGGGGCTGGCGCTTTGAGCTTCGAGCCAGTCTCGCGGTTGTACTTGGCGCGACCCTTTTCGGTCAGGCCAGCACCCTTGGAGACAGGCAGCTTTTCGCCCTTTTTGACGCTGAGAGAGACACTTTTCTTCGTTGCCATTACGCCCCCATCCAACTGGTTAAAACGGTGCCATTCTGCGCGTTACGGCGCGGGACTGCACGGTCATTGTACTCCCGATGTGCAACAGGAAACGCAAAAGTCACGGCAATCGCATCAGCGGCATCCGGTGAGGCCAGACCACGGGCTTTCATTTCCTTCTTGCCCTCCAAGAATATGGTACCCGCAGAGTTGGGCTTTTTCATCGGCCCGATCAGATCGGCCTTCAAGAGCCTGTCCTGCGGCAAACTGGCCGACTTAAGCCAATCGCGCATGGCTCCCCAAATCTCGGCCCTCTTGTTGCCCCACATCACGGGGTTTTTGGCTTTCCAGCCGAAGTTGACCCCGCGCACTTTGTACTTCTGCTCGGTCAGTCTGTCAAGGATACCGTAGCCCAGACCACCTTCGTCGATCACGGTCAGGGCTGGACGGTACTCCTCGATGGCGTCGATCACATGACCCACAGTGGTCATGGTGTCGTCGCCTCGGAACCGTTTGATCGCCACGATGTCACGCCCACGGCGCACGGCAATCACGGTGCTGTCCATGCCACCCCGGGCCGGGTCTACGCCAATTACTACGGGTGCGGTCATGTCTTTCCATTGTTCCCGCTTCATGGCGTCATCGACCAAGTGCGGTGCGATGAACTGGTCTTGGCCTGACTTGGGGAAGTCCCCGTAGACCTCGACCCGGGCTTCGTCGGAGTCCTCGCCATACTCCTCGATGATCTGTTGGTAGATGGTTTTGTCGGTACCCTCGACGGTGCGGGCGTCGATCTTCTCGGACTCCCAGAAGTCGCGCTTGTTACCGTCCACGGCCTCGTAGAAGTACCCGGTGTTGCGCCGTCCGTTGGAGAACGCGAACCAATACCGGTCGAGGATGTTCTCGGTAAAGAAGCCCGCAGCCACGGACCAGATCGAGTCTGGAATACCCGAGGCTTCGTCGAAGATCACCATCATACCGTCCATGTTGTGCACACCGGCATAGGCGTCAGGGTTCTCCTCGCTCCACAGTTTCCCCTCGGCTCCCCAGTACCGGGTGCCTTTACGCAGGTCACGCTCGACCAACTCGGTCAACCAGTTGGCCGGGTTGAGCGATGTCGCCGTCGGCTCCCACCAGTGGGCGTTGATCGCCATCGTGACCCACTTGGTCAACTCACCCCACGTCACTTTGCGTAATTGGTTCTCGCTGTTAGCTGACACGATCACGCTTGACCCGATGCGGGTCGAGAGCATCCACAGGATCAGCCATGACACGAGTGCCGACTTACCGACACCGCGACCAGAACTGACTGCGCGGCGCAGGGCATCAATCAGTTCACCCTCGGTCATCTTGCCCCGGTTGTCCTTGATGAACTGTGCGATGCGGCGCAGGGTTCTGCGCTGCCACGCCCGGGGTGCCTTGAAGTGTTCGAGTGGGGTGTTCTTCTGCCCCCACGGGAACGCGAACAGGACAAACGCCTCGGGGTCATCCTTGATGTTTGGACTCCACAACTGCGACATCAGCAGTTGCTCCTCCTCGGGCGAGTAGCGCATCTTCTGCATCAGGTGGTCCTCACAGGATTTCTGTCTGCGTTGACATACCAGTCGCGCAAGCCCCAAGCGTCATACAGCGCGTGATGAGGGTTACTGGAAACTGTGTCAACGCGCAAAACCTGCATGGTCAAGGGTGGTGTGTCGAGTCGGGTTCCCGGGCCAGTGATCAGCATTTTGCAGAACCACATGATGTCTTCCGGCCAGTCGGCAATCAGGTGAACCGAATCAAACTGACGTAAAAATATTTCAAGCTGCTCTTGTAGGCTTTCCAACGTGACCCACGGCTTGCCAAGTTTTGGCATTACATTTTCAGCAATCCACGGGTCTGGATTGTCGCAACCAAGCACCTCGTAAAACGACCGACCATCCTCAGCAACCAGTGCCAGCGAGATCAACTCGCCACCGTAGCTGTTCCACTCACCATCAATAAAAATGTGCATCAGTGTTCCTTCAGTTCGCCCGATTCATACTTCTCTCGCCCATCGAGAGAGTTGTGGATCAGGATGTCATGCTCCTCGTCCCACTGGGGCTGGCACCAGCAGTGCGGACCCTCTACGACATGTTCGCGCAGGTCGTTGATCGGGACAACGTGGGTAAACGAGTGGTGCATCAGGTCATCCAATCACCAAGGGCGTTCGCTAGCAGCACGACCACCACGCCAATCAGAACCGTTGTCATTCGTTCTCCAATCTGGGGGTCACGTCAATCACCTCTGCCTCGATCACCCGAGCTTGGGCCTGCGCCAGTGCTTCAGTGATCGAGATCGTCCCACCCAACTCGATCTGCTTGGACTCACCGTACCGCTTCTTGTTGTGGGCACCCATCAACCACTTGCGCGTGTCGATGCGCAGCTTGTCGCGATTGACCGTTTCAGGGGCAGACGAGTCGATGGAGTCCACCCCATCGGCAATTTGCAAAATCTCCCCAGCCAGAAACTCGGTGCGCATCTCCTGCGCTTCTTTGAACCGCTCGTGGCGTTGGGGGTCGCGCTTGATCCAGCGCAGAAAGTCCTCGTAGGACACGACACGATGGTCGTCCTCGATCAAGGACTGAAGGGATCGGCCACGATAGATGTCTTCGACAACTCGCTCGAAGATTTGCTCATATTCGACATGGCGAAGGGCTTTCGCCTCGGCGCTGGGTCGCGGAGGCTTGGGGTCTGGCACGGACAGCCAGTTGGGAAGCTGGGATTCACTGGTGACAACCGTGCCTACGGATGCGGGGTTTCCTTGTTCCATAGTAAGGGTGATGGTAGCACGGGAATAAAGGGGATGCAATGAACCCATTGGGTTTTTAATTTTGAAAAAAATTTTCACGGGTTCTGTGATGCCTACGTAGCTGTGACCTCGACCCCCTTGGACCTACCCCCTCCCCCTGCACCCGCGACCCCCGGGCACCACGGCAACCCGGCACCCGCGCCGCGCACCCCAGAACCCCGGCACCCGCTGGGTCTGCGAATCGTGCGCATTCTTTAACCCGCTGGGTCAAGGTTCGCGGGGCCTTTTGGGTTTTGCGGGTGCATGGAAACCGTGAACCCAGTGGGTCAGGGGTTCGATCGAGTAGCCGAGGGGAAACCGGGAAATTTCCGGGAAACCGTGCACCCAGTGGGTCAGGAAAAGGGGTTTTGCGGGGGCTGGGGACAAAAACACCTTTTCGCGCGCGCCCGAGGCCTTGTTTTTATACTTTTCGAAAGGCACATATTTTCTGGTTTTCCAAAAACCGACCCCCAGAACCAAAAGGGCCATTTGTCCCCAGTGCGTCACATGAAGCGCAAGAGGCACCCAGTGGGTCAGGGAAAACACCTACAATCTTTTTTCTTTGAACCCCTTGACAAGTTGACCCAGTGGGTTATACTTACCCCGTGACACCGTAAACCGTAACCCTTGAAAGGATAAACATGGACCGCCATAAACTGACCTACGTCGATTTGCACCCCGCCCCCGTGGAAACCGAAAAGGCCCCGCCATTGTGGGCGCAGTTGCTGGGGGCGCTTGTCACTCTCGCCGCCTTGTATGTTTCCCTCGTTTTTCTCTTTTCTTTGTAACCTGTAACCGTAACCCTCGAAAGGATCAACCATGAACACCGCAACCGAAACCCGCACCCTCGCCGCGATTGCCCGCGATATCCGCACCCACTGGGTGAAACCCTATTTCGGGGCCGTGCCCTATATCGAGGCCATGGGCACCCTCGGGGGCCTCGATGAAAAGTATTTTCACGATGATGCCCGCTCGATTGCCCGGTATTTTCTCGCAAACGCGGGCACGTGGCGTGGCGAGGATGCCCGCCGGATCAAGGCCGAAATTAAATCCATGCTGGGGGACAAATAATGCGTTATCACTTCATCCCCCAGTCAAGCAACCGTAAAACCGGGGCAATCCCGGTAACTTATTCCGAGCGGGCCACGTGCCCGCCCTCGTGCCCGCACTATCGGGCCGATTGCTACGCCGAGGATTTTTATACCCGCATGGCATGGGATAAAGTACCCCAGCGGGGCGGCACCCTCGATGCCCTATGCGAGGCCGTGGCGGCACTGCCCGAGGGGCAATTGTGGCGCATGAATGTAGCCGGGGATTTACCCGGCGACGGCGAGGCCGTGGACCCCGTGGCCCTCGGCGAGATTGTCCGGGCAAATATCGGGCGGCGCGGGTTCACGTATACCCACAAGAAAAGCCCCGAGGCCATCGAGTGGGCGGGCCATGCTACGCGCTGGGGGTTCACGGTCAATTTGAGCGCCGATGACGCCGGGGATGCTGACGCCCTCGCACCCTTTGGCCCCGTTTGCGCCATCGTGCCCACGGATACACCCGAGAAAAGTTACACCCCCGAGGGCCGCACAATCATCGTTTGCCCCGCGCAAACCCGCGAGGATGTCACGTGCGAAACGTGCGGCCTTTGCGCCCGCGCTGACCGAACCGTGATTATCGGGTTTCGTGCGCACGGCACCCGCGCCCGGGTTGCCGATGCAAAAGCCCGCCGCGTTATTCCCATCACGAAAGGATGAACTATGCCGCTTGACCTTATGACGTTACCCGCACCCGAGGCCGAGCGCCTCGCCTATGCCGAGGGATTCGAGGGCACCGCCCGCCTATTTGCCCGGATCGCTGACCTACAAAAGGCCCTCGGCGAGGCCGTGGCCGAGATTGAAACGCTACGCGATGAAAACGAGAATTTGCGCGATGAATTGCAAATTGTCCGATACGAGCGGGCGTATCCGGGGGACCCCGATTGATAACCGCCCTTTTAATCGCCCTAGCCGGGGCGGTTTTAGTCCCCCTGATTTGCCGCTTTTTGGACCTATAACCCCGCACCCCTGAAACCCCGAACCCGGCCCCGTGCCGGGTTTTTCTGACCCCTTGAAAGGATGAACCATGAACCCCAATTTTGCCGCCCGCCTCGCGGGTTTTGCCGCCCGCCATGCCCTCGATGAGGCCCGCACCGCCGAGGCCCTCGGGGTGCCGATTTTCACCGCGCGAAAGTGGGCCACGGGCACCCGCTCACCCAGTGCCGCCGCCGTGCGGTTGCTTGACGTACTCGAAACCCTCGAGGCCCTCGCGCCCGCGATCCTCGCCGCTTTTTTGCCGCCCGTGCGCCCGGTGACCCCGCGCACCCGGGGACGGGTGAAGAAGTTGACTTCGGAAATCGGTCATGTCGAAAAATCCGGTTCCACCGGCTCAACCACCTCGACTCCCGATTCGGTCATGTCGGAAAATCCGGTTTGAAAGGGTCAACCATGAGCATCTTGTTTCTGGGCGCTGCCCTTGTCGGCGCTGGCGTCACCATAGCCCTTGCTGGCCTTGTCTTTTGGCTCTGGGCGCGATGAAAAACGGGGCCAGCGGCCCCGTTCTCATTCGTCCATGTCTGGGGTATACCCCTTGACCAATTTGCGCTCGTAGCCCTTCTCGTAGGCGTAGCGATAGATGTAGTCGGCGTGGCGCTGCTTGGCCTTGATGACCTTCTCACGGTAGCCCTTAAACATCTCAGGCAGACTCGGGTTGATGGCCCACAGCGCCTTGTGTTTGTGCAGTTCCATTTCGATGGGGATCACCCACCCTGCCTGCTCCAGCACCAGCATGGCGTCCATAACCATCTGGTCCTTCTGCCAGTCGGTTTTGCCGTCCAGCGGCCTGCGGGCTGACTTCTTCAAGGTCCGCAGGTCGATCGTCTGGGCATCCCCGCTGATCTGAATGATGTGGTCAATGACCCACTGATCGAAGTCGTTTGTGATCGCCCCACCCACCTCGCCCAGTGCGTAGCGGTACGCCGGGATCACGTAGCCACGGATCAGGCTCACGACCCTGTGGACAACTTCGACCTGCACCTGCGGCATGAAGGGTGATTCGATGACGTGGAACAGCAGGATCAGACGCCCCGTCAAGCCCTCCAGCTTACCGAAGGCCGTCATGTACTCGGTGCCGCTGTCCAGCACCCGCTCGTCCTGTTTGGCCTCCTCATACCACGCTTGGAACTCACGGAAGGCTGTGAATGCTTCTGTGGACAACTGGTAAGTCTGGGCGGGCAGCGCGTAGGTCAGGCGCAGGGTGTTCTCCCACGCCGCCGCGCTGGTCATGTACTCGGGAATCGGGTGGCCCAGCTTGGTCTTGCGGGCACGAAGAATCGCAGGTATAAATCGCTGCAACAGGCCATCCGCTGCGAGAGATGCGAGGTTTTGCCTGAACACTTGGGGCTGGATGTTGCCGTAGATGCTCACGGCCAAGTTCTCGCAGTAAATCGACCCCGCGCCCACCCGGTCCATCTCGTAGTGTTCTGACTCGTAGCTGACAACCCACGCTGACCGATCCTCGCCGCTGGTCTTGTCCGTCAACTTCCTCACCCATGAGTTCATCTCGTCGAGGTGGCACAGCAGGCCACGGGGACGATCTGCCGCTTGGCGCACCAGCTTCTGACTCGTGATGTCCGACACCGTGATCTTGAGCGGCACGGGCTGCGGTGGCATCTCGGGCACCGTGGGGGCTTGGTCACCGCCCAGCATGGCCTCGGGGCTGGCTGAGAACTCCAAAAACGCCTTCTTGGCGCTGGCGTAGGCCGCCTCCTTGCCCTCCCAGTCCAGCAGTTCCTTGCCGTACCGGGGCCGATCCTCGGCCTCGATGTTCTTCAGGGGCGACAACATGGGGCGCGATCCGGGGGACTTCTTGTCCGCTGGGTCGCCGAGGGTCATGAGCCACAGCACCGGTGGCACCTTGAACCCCGGCATGAGTTCGAGCCGGATGCGGGCGTCAATCACCCCGCAGACAGCGGCCAATCCAGCGAACAAAGGGACCAAAGGGTCGCAGCCCACGCTTTCTGAAATCTCAAGCGATCGCTGGCGCAGGATGTCGGGCCACAGGTCCATGTTCATCTCGGGCGGCTTGGGGCGCAGCCCGTCAATCACGTCCAGCGGCTCCATGACCGGGATGTTGACCTTGCTGAACAACTCGGACGCATCGGGGATCGGGCGGCTCCAGCCGTGCTGCTTGGCGATGTGAAACAGTGTCCCCAACTTGACAGCGGTGGCCTTGTCCGGCTTGAACGACATCCACTGCGTCAGGATTTCCCGCTCACCGGGGTACTTGAACTGGGCAGTGGACGACCACTCGTTCCACAGTTGCAGCCCCTGCTCAAGCTGACTGGTCTGGGTACCGGCCCAGTGCAGGGCCATGCCGATCGACACCCACTCGTCGCGTGAGCAGTCAGCCGGTACCGCATCGAGGGCTTGGCGAATCTCCTCCCATGATGCGTCAATCGTGCCGTCCGTGGTGATGGTGCGCTCTTTGTCCTGCGCCAGCATCCCGTTCCACAGGTCCAGCAGACCCTGCGGGATCACCGGCAGGCGGGTCCAGTGGCCCTTGCCTGCCCAGTGGTAGGGTTGACGTGTCTCGGGGTGGATACTCGGGGGCAGCACGTCCTGCACCGTGAGGCCGCTGACCGTGGCGCAGCGTAGCTCATAAGCCGTGATGCCGTTGTGCAGGATTTTCTTGCTTGGCAGCGCAGCACCGAAGGGCATCGCGTACAGCAGCTTGCCGTGCCCCGGCTTGCCCGAGTTGATGACCACCGCATCGGGTGCGTCATACAGGGCTTGCAGGTCGATGCCGTGCTCTGCCAACAGACTCGTGGTGATGGTCCAGTTGTCGATGTCGAGTGCCATCGTGCCGCTGTACGCATGGGCCAAGCCGATGCCGTAGCCCGCAGGCAGGTCGTTCTGTGACTTGAGGGCGTTTTCGCGCAGGTTCCAGCCCGGGGTGCGCGGGCCTTTGGTGCCACCCGGGATCGGCACAAGGCTCCAGCCGTGTCGGATGTAGGCGTCGATGGATGCGGGATGCGGTTGCACGGATGGGGATGCTGTCATATACTTTTCTCGCTGGTGATCGCAGTTGCCAGTTTTTTCACGAACCTCTCCTTCAAGTGAAAGTTAACCCCGGTGTCCGCAAGACACCGGGGTTTTTCTTTGCCGGGGAAATTTTTTGATGTCATGGGTTGCATTGTGCCACACACGTGATACACTAGCAACATCGACACAGAAAAATTTCACCGTCATGACCCTATTCAACAAATCAGCGTACTTGACTGTCCGAGTGTCAGACAAGACGCGCCTCAAGTTCCACGCCAAGGCCAAAAAGTTCGGGACACCGAGCGAGGTCTTGCGTGAACTCGTTGACGCTTTCATCGAAGATCGCGTCACTATTCAACCCCCTGTAACCGGTAATCCCAAGGAGAAACTTTATGTCCCTCGAAGCCAAGATTGAAGCCCTGACCCAAGCTGTTGTGGCTCTCACTGCGAAGCTGGAGTCTGCCAATGTAGCAGCCCCGGCCCCTGTCGCACAAGCACCCGCACCTGTGGCTGCACCTGCGCCCGTTGTTGCTCCTGCACCT